AAGCGCCTTGGTGTAATGCGAGATGATGTTGGCAACGGCACTGTCCAGGTGCTTCATGATCTCGGGCTCTTTTTCGACCCGCTTTAGCTTCACTCCCATGCGGTGGGCGAGATAGCCGGAAATCGCGCCGATCAGGCCGGTTGCGATCGTGGTGAGTGACGGGTCGATTGTCGGCGGAGGCGACCAATTCATTTCCGCCCCCTGCAAATGCGCGCGGCCTCGTCGAGGCGCTCCCATTCGGTCGCGAGCGCATCCGGTGCGGCTCCAGCGCGGATAGCCGCTTCGATTTCCGCCTCGATCACGCGGAGCTTTTCGGCGCTCGATGGTGTCGGGCAGGCGGGCGCGATGGTGCGCTGGGTTGCGATCTTCGAAGCGTCGAAGCCCGGTTCATTCACCGCCAGCGCCATCGGGCCGGGGACGCTTGCGCAGCCGCTCAAGAACACCAGCAGCGCCGCCGCGCTCAACAGCATTGTTTTTTGCCTGATCATCGGCAACTCCCGCGATTCCCCGGTTGAGATCAGCCGAGCCCTCGGCCCGGCCCTTGTCCTGAAGGGCGCGGTCGCGCCGCCAATCGGCGACGAGACGCGCGAGAAAATCGCCGAACCCCTTCAGGATCGCGGCGAGAAGGGCGCTCACGCTGGCGACTTCTTCGAGATCACCGACCAGACAGCCGTGCCGATGATGATGAGCGCGCCAACAACCTGATCAGCCGTGCCCTGATCAAGATAACCCTTGCCGACGAGATAGCCCGCGCCAGCCGCGAGAAGGGCGCGCACGACGCCGAGTGCCTTATCCATGATGCTTTCCTTTCGAAGAGAAGACCGGGGAACCGCCCGGCGCGGGATAAGTTCATGCTTCGTTGGTCGAGACAGGCCCGTTCGCGGCAAGACGAACAGGGCGAACATTCGCCGGAGGGGCGATGTGATAGAAACGCCGCACGGCGATGCAGCGGGCCTTGGCGATGCGGACGATGCTCACCGCATTGCCTTGGTTTCCGCCGAGAACGTGGTAATGCGTGCCGTCCTCTCCGACATAGAGCCCGACATGCCCCCCGCCCGGTCGAACGAAAACGAGGACATCCCCCAGCGCGGCACGCGGCGAAGCCTGTCCCCAGCTTGCCCATGCGCGCGCCCATAGCGGTTGTGCGCAGTCTGGCTTGCCGGCGCGCCTGGCCACGATGGCCATGAAAAGACCGCACCAAGGGATGGAATCAGCCGTGAAGACCCGCGCGAGGTCGCCGCCCATTTCGCGTGCCCACGCCATGATTTCCGGCGTATTGCCCGGCCCTGCGGTTTCCCGCGTGCCATAGAGGCGCATGGCCTCGATAAGCATCTTCGGGCCAGCCTCGCGAGCAAGGAAGTCGTATTTCCTGGGAAGCATTTTGCCCTCGTGAAAAATGAAAGCCCCGCGCGAGGCGGGGCTTTTCAGTCTGGTGCGGTCGATGAAGCGGAAGGCGCGCGTCAGAGCGTCTCGCCGAGGTCGAAGAGCGCGTCGAGATCGGCATCCGTCTTGCCCATCAGCGCCAGCACCTGCGGCCATGCAGGATGCGATCGCCGGAATTCCAGCCCCGCAATCCAGTAATCCTTCAAGTCCATGGGAGCCTCAGGGTTGGCCATCAAAGCCTCGATCTCGTCGCGCAAACCAAGTTGATTGGCCGCGCGGCGAAACTGGAGCGGCGTCAGCACGCGGTTCGCCTTGCGCGCCGCCTGCGCATCCGCCTCCGCCTGCGCGCGGGCGGCGATTTCGGCGGCAGTCTCGGGGCGGGGTTGTGGGAGAAGACCATGTGGGTGCTGGATGGATTTCATCGCCGCAAGATCATCCCAGCTTTTGCCGACCAGCGCGGGCAGGGCCGGCACGGTCATGAATTGCCGGCCATCCGGGCCACCATAACAGGGATGGTGCAGCAGGAACCATCGGGCTTGCGTGCCGTTGCCATCGGAGAAAAGAGCCTGTCCCTCCAGCAGGGGCGGCGGCGAGGCGATGTAGACCAGATCCGTCTGAACCGGCACCAGCCGGCCATCATCGAGCGGGCGAAAGAACATGTCAGGCTCTCCTCAGTGAGATGTGATGCACGGTCGATGCCGAGCCGATGGATTTTGTCTGCCCATCGCAGGTAACGAAGGAAGTGCCGGCCTCGCCGAGCAGCGCGAGACCATTGACGCCGGTCGAGACAAACGTGGGGTGTTGAATGGTGCCGCCAGCGTTCGCCCCCCCGAACCTCTGGGTCTGATACCACATGTAGAGGGCGCCATTTCTGATGGATACCGTGTGCTCGAAGAGCCGGAGGCCGGTGGGAGTCGCCAGGGTGGGGTTCTGATACGCAGCGCCCGCCGAGATATGCACAATCCCCATGGCTGACCCGAGCGCCGAGGATGAAAAATCCAGGCTGGCGAAAGCCGCATCGCAGCCGGAGAGAACACCACCACCTGCGAGTGGGGCGCTGGTTCCAGTCGCAAATTCGATGATCGACATCGCACTGGCGATAGTGGCCAGATTGACCCTTGGCCGGATCACGAACACACCGCCGTAAACGCCGGTTGTGTGATTGGCCACGGGCATGGTGGCCATGACGGTCAGTTGATAGACACCATCCGCAAGTCCATCCCAGAAGTAATTCCCGCCAATTTGGGTAAAGGGCAGATCGGTGATCGTTCTCCTGTCGGACCAGCTTGCCACGGCGCCGCCGATCAGCACTTGCGCGGACGTGCCAAACGAGCCGGAAGCGCTGACCCCGCCACCCACCACCAGATTGGATGATGCGCGAATCGACCCCCCGACATCGAGAACTTCGAGCGGCGAGGCGGTGTTGATTCCAACGCGGCCATTTGCAGCAAGGCGCAGAAGCTCGGCGGAGCCCGCGCGCCGGAAAATCATGTCGTTGTTGAAGTTGTCGAAATAACCGTTGTTGTCGGCCCCCTTGCCGATCTGCATACCGGATGCGCCCTCCACGAATGCGCCACCCGTAGACTGGAAGCGCGCGCGCACATCATTCACGAAGGCCAGCGTGCCGGATATCGTATCGCCGGCCTTCGCCACCTTCCCATCGAGCGCCGTCTGCAGCCCGAGGATGTCGGTCATCGGGTGCGTGTGGCCCGAGGCGGCCGCAACACCAGCGATCGCTACAAATCGCGTGCCGTCATGCATGATCTCGACCAGCCGCCCGGTGACGAGCCCGTTATTGCCGACCGCCGTGCCATCGAGGAAAACCAGCGACTGCGCGGCAAGGCCGTCCACCGAGATGGTGACGGCGGCCGTGGAATTCTGCTCGACCAGGAACCGGATCGGCGTGGCGAGCAGGTCCGCGATGCTCGCGAAGGGCGGGTCGAAGGTCAGCGTCACCGCGTTCGCCGTGCCGGCCACGCCCGCCGCCGCGACGAAATTGGCGCGCTGCGAGCGGATGGCGCGCATGGCCATGCTGTCGGCATTGTCTTCCGGGCGGCCATTCGCGCGGCGGATTTCGCGGAACTGCGCGATCATTGCATTGAGGAAGGCCGCGCGCAATTCGGTGCCATCGCGGGCGGTGGGGCTCGAACAATCCTTGAACCAGGAATCGGGGCCGGTGTTGTCAGGGGTTACAGAGGGGCGCGAGGTGACCGCCCGCGCTGCGCCGAAGGCGCCCGGGCCGAGAGTGTTGGGCATGTTGGCCTCTTTCAGGTGGTCAGGAAAACAAGATCGGCATGAGCCGGCGCGATGAGCCGCAGGGTGCATTCGACGGGGTAGATATCCTCGTCGCAATTCAGCGCGTCACCGGCCAGGATGCGCCCGAGGAAGGGCGGGTCCAGCCCGCTCGGCACGTAGGAGGGCGAGGCAGAAAGGTTGATGGTCACCACCCAGGCCACGCCGTTTTCAGCACCGCAGATGAGCGTGCCGGGCTGGCCGAGGCCGAGTGTGCAATCTTCCACATAGGTCACCCATTCTTCCAGGATCGTGATCGACCAGCCGCGCGCGGCCGCCACCCCGATCGCATAAGCGGCCGTGCTGTCGCCGACCGCATTCGCCTTCTGGCAGGCCGTGGTGAACGGCCCGCACGCATCCGGCAGGCCATATTCAAGCTGCCAGAGGCTGACCGTCTCGACCGCCGTCGAGCAGAAGAATTCATTCACCAGCGCGCAGAGCCGGCGATGCACGGGGCCGGCCGCGCCGCCGATCCCTTGAAAGAACCGGCCGATGGTCGAGCCTTCAAGCGCATCAAAGCCGCCGTGACGCCACGCATCGCCACGCGGGCGAAGGGCCGCGGCGGACTGCGCGACCTGCTGATCAGTGGGGCAAAGGAGCGGCATCAGACAAAGCTCACGGTTCCGGGAACGGCGACCTGCCCCTCGGCCAGAATGATCTCGCCATCCGGGGCAAGAACCGCATGGCGCTCCTCGCCGCTGGCATTGGCGACGGCCTGCCAGATCCATGACCGCGAGAAGATTTGCGGGGTCGCGAGAAAGGGCATCGACCCATGCGTTTCCGAAATCCCGGAGGGCCGCGATTGCCGCGCGAAGGTTGCCCTGATTTCGGTTTCGACGATGGTGCGGACTTCCGGCGTGCTTGGGAACAGGCCGGAGATCATCACGTCAACCGGCAGGGGTTCGGCAATGCGCACCACGGGCAGGCCGGCGCCGGGCCGGGCCGAGGCGAGCGCGGTTTCAACCGCCAGCCGGTCGGATTCCAGCGGAATGCCATTGGTGCGGGTGAGATCGAAGAACGGGTAAACCACCACTGTGCCGCGCCCTGCGGCGAGCGGATCGATATAGGCCCGCGTCACACCCGGAATGGCCAGCGCATAACGCAGCCAATCGGCCGGCGCGCCGGCATGTTCCGGGAAGGCCTTGGCGAAAAGCAGCCGCGCGCGATAAGCCTCGTTGCCCTCGATATCCGCACCGGCACCCAGGCCGCCGGAAGCAACCGAGGCCGTGAGCGTGCCGGTGACACCGGATGTCGGCGACATCGCCGCGCCGGGGCCGGTATTCCCGCCCGCGCCGGCCGCTTCAGCCGTCACGCGCAGGGTGCCGGTTCCGGCCGAGGCCAGCACCAGGCCGGATTGCACGAGGAAGCGCGCGCCATCCGACCGGGTGAACACCGCGCCCCCCGCGACCGAGGCCGCACCGGTCGAGGTGACCGTGAGAAAACCCGTAGCCGGCGTGGCGGCCTTGCGCGGCACGGGCGGTTTCATTTCCGCGCCGTGCCGATCAAGAAAATCGTCATCGCAGGTGAGGACGAAGCGCTGGCGAACCGCCACATCAAAAGCGCCATGCAGCTCATGCAGGTGCCCGGCCAGAACCTTGGCGACCGGGAACAGGTTGTTGCGCGCCAGCGCGGCATCAGCCCCGGTCAACCCGGCATTGAAGCCGCGAATGACATCGGTGGTGACCTGCTGCAGGGTCGGGGTTGTCCACATCGGGGCCTCTCCGGGTTGCCGCTCAAACTACCGTGTTTCCTGCCAGAACCGTTCGTAGCGTTCGGCAAAGACGCGCGAGCCATCCCGCGCGAAAAGATCAACCGCGAGCCAGATTCCCCGCCTCGGGTTCTCGATGATGCCCGAGGTGGCCTCCACCCGCGCGCAGACATTCTCGTCTGTCATCCAGGCCAGTGATTCCAGCGCATAGATGCGAGCCAGATCCACGTTCTCGGCGGTCACCGCCTCGTTGCGCAAGAGCCAGAGATGCGAGCCGATCGGGCGCACTTCCGCGCCCTCCTCCGCCACGCCGTCGCCCCACCAACCGCGCCGATCAGTCACTTCCGGGCGCCATCCCTCGGGCGCGCGCTTGTCCGTGAAAAGCGAGATCACCACGGCCGAGGCGAGCGCCTCGCGCGCATCAAGCCCGCCCGGATTGTCGGGCTGGTTCAGCGGCACGACCCGCCAGTCGCCAAGACCCTCGCGCGCGCTCCAGTAAGTTGCCCAGAACAAATTCGGCGAGCGCGCGGGCGCGGGAGGGATGATCGCGTAGGTCATGGCTCACCTCAAGCATTCGGCGGGTCGGTATCCTCCGCGCCCCGGGTCACTCCGCCATGCGCGTGCGTGGCACCGATGTTCTTGCCGTTGTGGAAGATGCCGGCCGCGCTCGCTTCGATGACGCCGTAATCGCCCTCGAACCGCAGGGTTTTCGCCTTGATCACCACCGGCACATCCGCCGCCTCGAGCGTGACGCCGGTATTGACCATCTTGAGCACGTTGCCGTGCTGATCGTAGAGCGCGGCCCCGCCAGCCGGCAGGCTGCGCGGCCGACCGGATGTTTCGAACCCGAGCGCCAGAGCGCGATCGCTTTCCCCCAGCCGCAGCATGAGGCCCACGGCATCCGTTGGCGGGTGCGAGGAAAGCCCGTGCGTTTGCATGCGGTGGACCTTCGTGAAGGTCTCGCCGGCGAAGCCACGGAATTTCGCTGTCTGGTATTCGCCGGCATCATCGAATTCCATGAGCCGCGCGCGGGTGAAGAGATTGGCACCGGGATACATTTTCAACCCCTGTCATCGCCGCCCGCGCCGGTGAGTTCGACGCCCTTCGCGCTTTTCGCGCCCTTGCCGCCCTTGCCGCCATGCGCGCGCGGATCCACCAGTTCGAGCGTTGCGGCCGTGCCGCTTTCGCTCTGCCGGAAGGAGACCGATTCAATCATCATCACCTGCCCGATTCCGATATCCCCGATATCGACCGGGATGAGCCATCCCGGCGTCCAGAGTTGCCCGCCGGCATCACGCCAGCCGACCACGCTCACGCTCGCAGTCACGCCACGACCCGCCGCACGGTCGCGATGATGTCTCGCGCGCTGGCGGGCCTCGTCCTTGCTGATCTGCTCGGGCGGGGTGATAACCCGCAGGCGAGGACGGCGGACGCCGTTATCCCGCGCGGTTTCGTCAATTTCGAGTTCCGGTGGCGCAAAGCCATCCGGGGCCTGCGCCCGGGTCTTGTATTCCTGGAAGCGCTTCGATTCATCGAGGGTCGCCGAGGCGTCGGTGATCGCGGGCCAGAACCCGCCATAAACCAGCGCGCCGGCATGCATCTTTTCAGGCGGGCCGGCGAGTTTCAGGTTTCCTTCCGGCGTGTCGGTCACCCCCACGCGATCCACCCGCGCGAGCCTTTCGGCGAAGGCGAAGACGGTTTCCCCCGGCCGCAGCCGCGCCAGCTTGCGCATCGGCAGGTTCGCATCGGTCTCGACCGTGATGCCGAAGGGCGCGGCAAGTTCGGTCACCATGTCCTTCGCGGTCTTGTCGCGCAACTCGCCGCTTTTGTGGTTGTGGCTCGAATCCACGAGGTCGCCGGTTTTCGAGCGGCCGGAGATCGAAAGCTCTTTCTCCTCCCCCGCCACGCGCGGGCTGCGTTTCTCGATGTGCCCGGTCAACAGAAGCTCACCCCCGGCAAGGCCGGGCACCAGCGATACGCCATCCGAGGCCTGCGCGCGGATGGTGCAGGGCGGAGAACCGGCCAGCGCATCCAGCAAATCACGCTGCGACAGGGCAGGATGTTTCACCTTGGCATCGAAGCTGCGCGAGGCTTCCTTCGCCGAGATATTCAACGCAAAGGTGATGGGCCGGAGAATGAGCCCCCCGGCCGCGATGGTGACGATCTCGAAAGGCATGGGTCAGCTCGCAAGGGCCTCGAAGCGTTCCGGCAGGAAGCCGGGATGCGTTGCGCCGGAGCGCGACACGAGTTCGTTTCCGCGCAGGGCCGAGCCATAAAGCCGCCAGGACCAGACCAGCGACGGCAGGCGCCGCGAGGCCGAGACCGTGACAAGCGGCGCGAGTGAGGCCGCGCGGGCGGTGGCCCGTTCGGTCACCACGCCACGCAGCCGCGCGAGAAGCCGATGCAGGCCAAGCGCCTCGCCGCCGAGGCGGGAGAGCGCATCCTCGAACACGGCGGCAGCCAGCGCGCGCGATTCCTCCGCCGAGCGGCGATCCGTCCATTCGGCACGCGCCTGGGCCTGCCCGAGCGCGAGAGCGCGCAGGGCACCGGCCATCCGGGGCGTTGCGGCATTCACGCTCGCCACGGCGGCCCCGACCTGCGAGGCATCGCCCGAGGCCGCAGGCTCCGCCGGCGCGCCGAGAAGCCGCAAGGATTCGGCGAGCCGATCCGGCTCGGTCACATCCCCCAGGGTGATGGCCGCTTGCGCCAGAACCTCCCCGAAGGCGGAAGGCGCGGACTGCATTCCGGCATGCGCCGCGAGCGCGACGGAAAGGGCTGCATCGACCGTGGCGGAAGCCGCCGGATCAAGCCGCCCCAGAGTTGCGAGCGCCGAAAGATCGGCCAGCACCGCGGCACCCGCCTCGCCCGCCGCTTCGCGCGCGGCGGGAAGGCTGGCCACGAAGCCGGAAGCCAGGGTGCCGAAAAGCGGAACCGTTTCCTGCGCGAGCGCATAGATCTGCTGGTCCCGCTCGAAGTTCGAAAGCCCGGCCGAAAGCCCGGAAGGTTCGGCCACGGCCTCGATGGTGATGACGATATACCCGAGCTTGTCGCGCTCGAAGCGCCGGCGCGCCCGCGTGAGCCGCACCGCCGCGCCGAACTGATCGGGCAGGATGAGTGCGCCGAGATGCAGGTTCTCGGCCGCCGCAAGCAGCGCATCCGCCGCATAGGCGTTCGAGCCGACGCAATAGGCCTCGATCTCGAATTTCCGCGCCGAGGGGCCGAAGCTTTCGTTGATATGCGCCCCGCCGGGAATGCTGGTCGTGGAAACGCGGTGCCCGGCGTCGATGTCTCCGTGCAGCACCCAGAAGGGAATGCCGTTGAAGCTGGCGCGGCGCAGCGAAAACGGATCGAAGGTCATCACTCCACCTCGCTCATGCTCCGGCCGGTCGGGAAGCCCCGCCCGATGCCGGGAATGGCCACGTTTCGCGCGGCCGCGTTGAAGCGCTCAAGCTCGGTGATAGCCTGATCCACCCCCGTCTTGACCGACGCCGCGAAAGCCGCGCCGGGCCCCTTGGCTGCCGCTTCGGCCTGCTGGAAGTTGGTTTTTACCTCTTCCGTCTTAGCAACCGCGTCATCGAGCGCATTCAGCGGCATATCGCGAAAGCTGTTTTGCCGCATTGGCGGAACCGGGAGGCCAGACAATGGCCCGGTCTGGCCCATGCGCGCGCGGTTGCGCTGCGCCTCAAACGAATCGTATCGCCATTGGTCCACGAGAGTTGGATCAATGTAGACCGGGGCCGATCCAGCGCCTGTGCGCCTCAAGGCATCCCACTCATCCGCGTTTGGCATGACCGATTGTTGCCACCCCGCAAGATTTCGGCGAAGGGTCGCAAGCTTCTGGTCGCGCTCCGCGCTCTGCGGCATGGATTCGAGCTTGCGGATGGCATCCTGGTTGACCCGAATATGCCGGTCGGCGTGCTGGCGCGTCAAGGCCAACCGCCCCGGCATATCGGCCAAGGTCTTCTCGTCGGCCTCGCGCTGCAATTCCTGTTGGCGCTTCTCGAGGTCGCGGCCAACCGCATCCTTGAAGTCTTTCGCTCCAGCGACGATCGCGCCGACAATGCCCCCATCTTTCGCCGCTGCCCGCATGCGCTCCATCGTGACCGCGATCGATTGAAGGTTTTCCGCAGCGTTGCCCAAGCCGGGCGCAACAAGCTCGGAGATCAATCCGCCGGCGGATTGCCGCGCGCGGTCCGCTGATTCCGCAAAACGATCAAGGGTCGCCTGCGTGTCGCTTGTGATCTTCTTCAGGTTCTCGGCAACAGCGCCCTGGCTGTTGTTGATCTTCTCGATCAGTTCGGGCATTTGCCCCATGCCGACGAGGAGCGCACGCATGCCACGTGCGAATTCCATGTCGGAGAACAACTGCGGGATCTTCGATAGATCACCTTTCAGGGCTTTGTTGGTCAACCGCGCAAAGGTCTCGATCAGGTTCTCGCCATTCTTGCGGGCGAGTGCCATCTCCTTCCGAAGATCGACGCCCATTTTCTTGAACCTGTTGGCCGTTTCCTCGCTTTCCATTTTCTGGAAGATGTTGCTGGCGCTTGCTGCAGCCTCTTCGGCTGTGCCGGTGCCCTGCCGGATGACCTGCAGCATCGCCACCATATAGGCGAGGCCCTTCTTGCCCTCGATACCGACAGCTTTCGCAGCCGGGGCCATGCTCGGCAGATAACGGGACATGTCCTTCAATTCGAACCGACCCAACTCGCCGCCACGCACGATGATGTCTTGCGCGGTCTGGAGATCCTTGATCTGAATACCAAGGTGCCGAACGATGGCCTGCGAGGTGTTGGCGATGTCCCTTGTGGTTGAGCCGGAGGCTTGCGCCGTGCGCACGATCGACGGAAGCATTTCCATCGAGCGCTGGAAGTTCTCGCCGGAAGCCGTAAGGGCGTCCATGCCTTCCTTCAGGGTGTTGATCGGCATGGCCGCATCGAAGGCCAACCGCCGCATTTCGGAAAGGCCCTTGGCGATTTCCTGCGGGGAGGCATTGTCGCCGGTAATACCGATGCGCGTCATTTCGCGGTCGAGGGCGGCGAAATCCCGCACCGCGCGGCGCATCTGCTCCATGCCCTGATACGCAACAAAACCCGCCGCCGCCGCCTTCATGGCGTTGCCGATCCCCGCGAGCCGATCTTCCATCGCGCGATGCCGCGAGAGTTGATCCGCGTGCTGGCGAAACCGCTTCAAATCGCTGATGGCCGAATTGATCCCCGGCCGCAGGGCGTTCTGCGCGGTGATCTTCGCCTCGGCGCGAACAACGGTTGCCATGGGTTACCCCGTCAGGATGGTGAGCCAGCGCATTGCCTGCGGCACGCTCATGCGTTCGATCTCGGAGGGCGGCAGGCCCATCCGCACCAGCGCGCGGATCAACCCTTCAACGTGATCCGCGCGCTCCGAAAAAAACCGAGGATC